AACATCTCTCGGTACGATTAAATCTCTTACATATAAAGCAAGTTCATCAAGTGCTGATGATATTTGCTCTTCAAAGCCGTTTGCCCGTCTAGGTGCTAGATCAGCAATATGTGGAAATATTGAGCATAGCTTATTATGATCTAAGCCAGTATCAAAAGGACGAGGCACAACTTTTAAACTTCCCTTTTCAACTCGGTTAATTGTTTGTGTGCCTTCGCTTTGTACATATTCAACGGCATAAGCGATTGTTTGCTTAGATGCTGTGACATTGGAAGATGAGCAAGTATAAAGCCAACTAGCAAATTGAATTGTTGAGTTAGATGTAAAGGCGATGTCTCTCGGTAGTGGATCAGCTAAAATCAGTTGTGTTCCAGTGATGCGAACGATCTTAATTGAAAAGAATGTATCTGCATCAGTAAGCAAAAAAGCATCTGATTGAAATTGCTTTAAGGCTGATGCTGATGCTGACAAAGTCATCACTCGTCTATCTCTATCTAAATCAGTAGCTACTAAATCAGATCGACCTTGAGACATAGCATCGCCAACTGATCCACCTTCAAGATAGAATGCAATTGATGGAGTTCCACTGATTGGATGTGGAGCTTGCCAAATGAAATTATAGTTTTTGCCTTGTTGTGCTTTTCTCATGTTGTTATGTCCTTTATCTCACTATCTGAAACCACCGTTAAATTGTTGACCTTTAGAAATCCCTTGCTCACTGGAGCCCATGAATGCCGGCAATTATAGCCACCGCCTGAAGTCAATGGAGGACCACTTGAAGGTTGCCCATTGTCAAGCTTGATGATCTGCTTTTTAGATAGCACTTTCCCAACCAACTTGCGACAAAATGGACGAGTGATCCCATCTTTAGGCCCAACATAAATGAAGTTCTCTAAGCCAGCTTCATCAGCATTTAAAGCATTGATAGATCTCCCAAATTCAGCGATCTTCGTTCTTGCTTGAGTAGTGCCAACGCCAACAGATTTATCAAAAGCAACTCTCATCTGATCAAGTACAGGCTTTGAGCTCCCCACAATGATTGCAGTTGTTGCCATGTTGCGAATTGCACTACTTAGAGACGGCAAGATTTGAGCATCAAAGACTTGTGATGAAGTTTGCTGAGCTATTGCTTGAATGAGATTTGGAGGTGCTGATTTAAATTGAGGATCAATTTCAATTGTTGCCTTATTGATCATCTCCACTATATCCACTTGAGACCGCTCAAAATATGTCAAAGCGTCTCCCATGCCACTAGTGATTAAAAAAGATTTAAGCTCATCCGGTGACATGCTAATCAGCATTTGGCCTTGACCTTGCTGCACCATTTCAGCGATTGCACGATATAATCGATTTGTCGCTTTCTTCATTTCTTCCTCAAATGTTTTGGCTGAATTGACCTCTTTGACAAGGACATCCAACCGCATTTTGAGCAAAAGCTTCATTTGTGGATTGCGTTCATCAATCCATTGTTTTCTGATATCCTCTATTGCCTGTTGATCTGCATCACTAGCTTCTGCTAGGTGCACCATATTATTGATAGAATTAAGGCAATAAGGACAATTAAACATACGAACATTAAGCTAAACAATCAGTCAAGAGGAAACCATAATTTTGAGCAATGATCTTGTCTTGATGTGTATGTTCCATCCAAACAGTTCTCTTTGTCATAGCGAGATCATCATAAGCACCTGAAGAGTAGCCTTCATATACAAAATTGAGAGCGGCTACTGGCATAACCTTGACGCCGTTCTTATTTGCAATTGCATCAGAGCCTTTCATGATACCCATGAAAACACTGTCATCAGTCCATACTTGAGCTTCAGAAGAAGTTAAGCCAGCATTTGCTGTTTCTTTACGAGCTTGACCAACATGTACATTTGGGATCCCTAGAACTTCTTTGAGAACGGAAATCACCATATCATCTTTCATCAAGCGATTGCCTGCTGCTGTACCTGATGGAGTGCTGCCAGCGGTGAAAAAGCCTCTAACTTCAGCATTGCGAGATAATGCTCTTAAAGCACCATAACCAAGTACTAAAGTATCAGGCAAGATACCATGAGAATTTGCTCGAATAACATCGATCAAAGCATGAAGATCAGTTAAAGGTTCAGCACCAGCTTGATTCCATTGTGTACCATTTGAGCCACTAGCCAAAGATGCGAGAGCAGAGGTATAAGAGCCCCAATTGCCAGCACTAAACAAGAGATTTGCCAAACGAGTTTCACGATTTAAGAGCATTGATCTTTGCACTTTGCGGAATGATCTTTGTTCTTCATTGCCTGGATATTGTGAATACTTGATATCTTCAAGAGCAATTTCATCGCTTAAAGAATAAATCTTTGCTGAGAAGGTTGTGCTTGAACGGTCAAAGTTGCCAATGCGTTGACGATCTGCACCAGGTGCTCTTTGTGCATCAACATCAGGAGATCCCATGAAGTTGCGTGTTTCTTCGATCAAGAGAGTACCTGTTGGACCAATTGCTTTGACATCAACATTTTCGATCACTTGATCAGCGATCAGTTGTCCATCGCTAGGAATTGCTTCAATGGCAAGGTTGCGAAGGATTTCGTTGACTGGATGAATATTGCTATAGCTAGAATTTGCCATTTGATTAGACTCCTAAAGAGACATTGAAAAGGATTTCGATTTCTTCATTTGCACTTGCTGCAGTATTTGCAACATTTGGCAAGAAACGACCAGCGATGATTTGAGTACTTGCACCTGTGCCATCATAAGCATAAACTTTGCCAGCGGTGCCAGGTTGCACAAAAAAGTGAGTTCCAGCGGTGATAGTACCACCAGCAACAACACGAGAAACGCCGCTGATGCATACATTGATAGCATCACCACTTGCACCAGCAAGTTGAGCAATACCAACAGGGACATCAGTTGAGGCTGTGCATGGAGTTACCTTTGCATCGCTATCAAGTTTAACCAAGGTCAAAGCGGTGATAGATGCAGATGCGATAAAGGTCTTATAGATAGCATGATTATTTAAGCTCATGATTATTATCCTTTGAAATGTTTGATGTAAGCATCAGGTTGTTCGTTCTTCATGACATTTAAGGCTTCTGAGAATGTGATGCCTTTTGTCTTTTTAATTTCATTCACTTGATCGATAAAGCTGATCTCTTGAGCGGTGCTAGCATGTCCCTTTTCAGAAAGGTTGATAGCTTGATTTGCTTTTCTTTCACTGAATGATTGCCAAATAGCTGGGAATTTGTCTTTGATATCATAGGCTGATTCAACGGCTGAAATTTCACTAGGTGCAATCTTGCCAGTGTTAAGCAAGCCGTCAATCACAAGCTTTCTTTCAGCTTGATGCTTTTCAGCTTGTAAGGTCTTGACTTGCTCAGACAAAGAAGTGACTTGTGCATTTAGTTCGTTCATCAGTTTGGCTTGTGCCTTTTCAGATAAAGCGGTGGCTTCAGACATTTTCTTTTCATCTTCCATCATCTTTTTCTTGTCAAGGTTTTCACCGTCAAGCTTGATGGCAATCTCTTCACCATTATCACCGCTCATGCTACCGTCTTCAGGTGCTGAGAGTTGATCATTTTCAGATTTTAAGCCTTCAACTTGTGCTTCTAATTGCTTGACGAGTTGATCTTTTTCTAGCACTAAAGCCACGAGTTGATCAGCTGTCATAGCCTTTAATTCTTCTGGATTCATTATGTTCTCCATGAGTAAAACACGACTAATTTTATTTTTAGATTGAGCTGGTCTAGCCGTCAAGGTGACAGCTTGAAGTTGAGCAAATCCGATTGGCTTTGGATCATCTTCCCTTGCATAAATATCACCTACTAAAAATTCAGGTGATGGATATAAAACGCCTTCACTAGCTTTCACTAGATCGAGGCCTGCTTGAGTATATAGAGGTTTCACATAAAGTGCATCATCTTTTACATATACATCAGATATTTCACCGTATGCCATAGATTGAGCTGGATCAGTTGGCCCGTTATCCATAAAGGGAGATGATTGATGATTCCAATCGATGATAACGGGATCTTCATTGAGCCTTGCCTTGAATACTCTTACCATCTCAGAGAGGATTTGAGGAGTGACATCTTGAATCGTCTTGCCATTGATCCTTGAGTTGACCTTACCCACAGAAAGCACCTTAATGTCTTGTCCTGGATATAAAGCAATTTCTCCCAACCTGATTCTTTCTCTAAATACCTTAATGTCAGTACGATTGGAGGACGGCAAGGGAGATTCCGACAATGCTTTTTCTTTCTCATCAGCTCTTTCCATTTGTGCTAAAATTTTCTTTGCCCAAGTATAACCAGCATCACCGCCCCAACCATCCCAAGCTTGTCTACCTTTACCATATTCAGCCCATGTTGAGCCTTGCTTGTCGACTTCGTGCCTTGTGAAATAGGCAACCATTCGCTTAATGGTATCAGGTGATAAGGTAACGCCGTTAGATAAATCTCTTGCTCTAGCAATGCCAACGGCTGTCATCCCACGCTTTGAAGGTGGTTGCTCAGATCGTTTCTTTAATGCTCTGATTGCTGCATCTCTCACGCCTTGAGGTGGAGTAAAATCTATTCCATCATATTTCTTAGGTGCATTGAGATAAGCATTAAATCTTCTATTCATCAATCTTTGTTTAGCAAGTGATATTTGTTTCTCGTTCATCTGATTGCTCTCAATCTTTCAGCCATAGCTAAAGCTGGATTTTGTGCAACTGCTCGATCTTGTGATGTTCTACTTGCTTCAATTGGCAATTGACCAGCACCGATCTTTTGTCTGATTGCTCTCTCAAGATCATCATCAGGCGTCAAGAGTTGAGCTTGTACCAATGAAGGCAAGCTGGCAAGTGCTTCTGCTAGTGCATCAGTATCTAAACCACTATGAACTAAACGAGGCAATTTAGTTGCTTCAATGTTGCCATAATTCCAACGGATAAGACGGCCAATAGTCCCGCCCCCTCGTCTATCTTGCCCACTGATTGCACTGGCTACCAAGTCAAGAAAATTGATACATGCTCTTCTAAATACCGATAGATGCACTTCACCGACTGATCTTGATCCAGTGTCGGATATTCCCAAATTCATAAATTGAGCCATGAAAGCTTGTGAGATTTGATTGTCACATTCTTGAATAACTTGTAAAGCACCGTTAGCATCAAAGCCAGCGGATCCTCCATAGGTATCAAAAGACACAATATTATTTTCAACTAAATAGCTTTGCTCTTGTACTACATAAGCTTGAGCTTGTTGTTGTGCTTCATTGATCATTGCCTCAACATCTCCATTTGAGATGCCCATCTGATCAACGGCTTGACGATTGACTTTGACGATTGGAGTAGGCACAGCCCATTTCTCAAGGCCAATTGCCATGAGTGTAGCCGCTCTTTGTTTTTCTTTCCACCACCACCAACAAGGACGCAACAAGCCAATGCCTTCAAAATTTGAGCCAGTGCGATTGAGAGTTAATAGCAAAAGTTTTGATGCTGGAATAGGTTCAGGTGTAACACCGCCAACCATAATTTGAATAACACCATCTAAATTTTGCTTATCCACTGAAAGCCATTGCTGATGAGATGAAGGCTCACGATCAGCATATCGTTTTAAAAATACCTTCTCTTTTCCAATGGAGTCTTTAGCAACACAGTAAATCTCTTCTGCATATCTCCAACCATGAGGAATGAATTCTAGCAAATAATTAAGCTGATCCTCAAAGCTGATCTCCATCATACCTGGATAACTCTTAAAGCCAAAAGCCTCGTTTGCAAATCGTGCTAGTTCTTCGCTTGTTTGATCACCATCTCGACCGGCCTTAAATTCCCATTTTGCTGATAATAAAGTTTGCTTAACCAGGCTCCATGATCGTCTGATAATTGGATCAGTTGCCAACATATCCTCAGCTTCTCGCGTCCATGAACGACCTGATAGAGCTGGATTTTGTTCTTTCCCTGTGATGTAGCCGCCTTGAATGGATGTTCCACTGATACCATAAGATTGATATTGTGGCCGTTCTTGCGATAAATATGGCATCTCTTTGGTTGAGCTTGTCATTGTCATATATGGATAAACCGTCATAAACATCACCTAAAGGAATATATCAACTTATCATATTGCATAAAATGCTATTATATCAAATAAAAATTTAAATTGCTAGATGCTAAAAGGCAGAAAAGCACCTAGCGTCACTCTAAACACTCATATCTTAAACACATGAAAAGAGAAAATATGTGCATAATTGATGATGAATTTTTTATCACCACCGCTGGCAAGATCTATTTTAAAGGCAATACTTACGAGGTGGAGGCTTGCGATTTCAAAGAAGGCTCTAAACTGATCATTCACTATGGAGAAAAGAAAGTTGAAAAGCTACTCAAAAAAGACACTAAAATTAAGTTGATCCCTGATCAGTTTATATATCAGAAAGAAGAAGATATGTTTTTAGCACCACTAGACGAGCCGATGATTATTGCACAAGCTCAACCTATCCAGCCTACTCACTCACTTGTTGAATTGCCACCTGAGATCAATCAGTTTGAGCAACTCATGAAGATCACCAAAGACAACACACCACTAGCGATTATCATCTTGATCGTGCTGATATTTCAAAAGATGCAAAAAAAAGAACGAGAAGATAAAGATCATGCTTTGGTTTGCGACTTTGAGAGAAAAGACCTTGAGAAAAAAATCAGCGTCTTAGAGAGCAAAA